ACGAATTTGCAAGTATGATAGGTGCAAATTCTGATAAACTAGCAGCATTTGGCGGAACCGCTACTGAAGGTGCAAAAAGAATTGTTTCGCTTAACAGAGCACTAGGGTCAAACAGAAATGATCTTTTGAATATGGGCTTAGGCTATCAAGAAATTAACGAAGCATTGATAGATTATCAGTATCTACAACGAGCTGGTAATAGAGGCTTACGATTATCGCAAGTACAGCAGATCCAACAAGCAGAAGCAGCAGCAGACTATACTAAGAACTTAGTTACACTTGGCAAACTAACAGGCGAAGATGTAAAATCACAACAAGCAAAGATTGCACAAGCGCAGATGGATGTTGCTATGCAAGCAAAACTTGCTACAATGAGTACTGAAGAACGTAAAAAAATGGATGCCCTAATGGCTAGTACTATGGCTTCAGGCGGCCAGCAAGCTGTTGATGCACTAAAACGAGAGTTTTTAGGAATGCCTCCAATGACTGAAGAAGCAGCATTGTATACTACTCAGTTTGGCGAAAATATAAATTCAATAGCAGCTAGACTAGAACAAGTTTATGATGGTAATGTTACTGCTGCTGACATGGCTCAAACTAGTACTCAGTACATGGCAGATATGATTGAAGGAAATGCAGCAGCATTTGCAAGATTACAACCTGGATTAACAGCCGCTGCTGCTGGTCTTGATGGACCAATGGCTACAATTGCTGCACAATTACAAGAAGCAGGAATTCAATTTACAGACTTTATTAATCCAGATACTAATGAAGTAGACAGAGCTAGATTAGAAGCAGCAATCGAACAAGCAAAGGCAGAAACTGATGCTAGAGGGCCTGCTACTGATGCAATGGTAGCATTTAAAGAAAGTCTTACAGCCTTACAAGAAGCATTTACAACAAATATTACTACTCCTTTAATGACCGCAGTTGCTCCAGCATTTAAAGAAATTGCAACTGCATTAGGTGACGGCGAAGGATTTAAGGGAGTAATGAAAACTGTTAGTGATTATATAAAAAATGATCTTACACCTGGCATACTTGCATTTATCGGTGTAGTTAAAAAAGATGGGATCATGGAAGCATTTAAAGGTCTTGCTGCAAAAGTCGGTGATGCGATAATGGACATAATGCTCGGACCAAATACAAAAACAATTATGACTCCGGGCGGAGAACAAGAAGTTGAAATAGAACGTGAAGGCGGATTACTATCAAGTATAGGTGAAGTTTTAGTTGATGGTATGAAAGCAGGAATAAAATACATCTGGGAAGAAACATCGATTATCGAAACAATGGTTGGAGGAATTGCAGCACTGTGGGGAGGTAAAGCAATTGCAAGCGCAATGCTTTCGGGTGTAGGCGGCTTAATGTCTGCTGGCGTAGCTAGAATGAGAAGTGCACCAGTTACACCAGGTGCTTCGGTTGGTAGAGATCCCAGAACAGGTAGATTTACAAGTTTAAATAATGCTCCAGACACAGGCGGCAGTCGATTAGGTCGTATGGCAAGATTCCTTGGTCGCGGCGCAAAGTTTATTCCAGGAGTTGGATTAGTAGCTGCTGGAGCAATGGGTGCGTTTGATGCTGTATCAGGATTTAATGCTGATCCGAATGCAGGAATTGGCGAAAGTTTAGGCAATGCAGGCAGTAGTTTAATAAATGGATTGTCTTTTGGATTACTAGGATCTTCATCAGCTGAAATAGCAGCAGAAGCTGCAAATGGAGGAAATGCAAATGGTTCGCCTGTAACATCTAATTTAACACCTCCGCAACTTGCAACTATTACTGATCCTAGTCTATTAGAAAATATTGATGCATTAAATTCACTTGACACTGCATCAGTTAGAAGTTATACTGAAGCTATGGAAGCCTTAGTTGAATCACTTTCAAAATTAAATGAAGAACTAAGTAAAGACAATGATACTATGTTTACTAGCAGAGCCGATGCTGGAGAACTTCTAAGTGGTATCAGCGCATCCAGTAGCGGCACAAGTCAAGGTACACAACAGTTAAATAGTACAATGCAGCAAGTGTTAGTAGTATTAAATCAAATAAGAGACGCAGATGTTGGTGTCGAACGAAATACAAGAAACATAGCTGGAAGCAATTTAGCCCAGGGTAACGTAAGTAATCTTGGGTATTAAGGAGTAATAAATGAGTTGGAAAAAATATTTTACACCAGTACCCACAGGTGATAACCAAAACGGAAGTTACTCACCGTTTACTAGTCGGGGTAACGGTAATATGGCTGGACCAGCACGTTCCAACTATTCGAGTTACTTACCTGATGTTTATGTAGGTTCACCTAATCGTGTTGAACGCTATGGACAGTACAACACAATGGATCAAGATTCAGAAGTTAATGCTGCACTTGATATCCTAGCTGAGTTTTGCACACAAAAGAATGCACAAAACAATACACCGTTTATTGTAGACTATAGAGGTAAAGCACCAACTAATTCAGAAGTTACTATTATTGGTCAGTACTTGCAACAATGGAATAAATTACAAAATTTTGAAACAAAGATTTTTAGAATACTTCGTAATGTATTTAAAATGGGAGATCAATTCTTCTTAAGAGATCCAGAAACTAAGAAATGGTTTCATGTTGATCCTGCAAACGTAACACGTATTATTGTTAACGAAAGTGAAGGTAAAATTCCTGAACAGTATGTAATTAGGAATGTAAACTTTAATTTTAAAGACGGCATTGCTACTACTCCGTATGTAAACAATGGTAACATGAGTCCAGCAGGCGGCGGACAATATAGTAGTTCGAGTACAGTAGGCGGTGGAGGTGCTAAAGGCATGGTAGGACCGCAGTCAAGTATGAGTGGTTCGAGATTTACAACTGATGACAGTGAATTTACTGTAGATGCTGATCATGTTGTACATCTAAGTCTAAGTGAAGGCTTAGACAATAACTATCCATTTGGCAACAGTCTACTAGAAACTATCTTTAAAGTATACAAACAAAAAGAATTACTCGAAGATGCAATTATCATCTATCGTGTACAACGTGCGCCAGAGCGCAGAGTATTCTACGTTGATGTGGGTAACATGCCTTCACACCTTGCTATGCAGTTTGTGGAACGTGTTAAAACGGAAATACATCAAAGACGTATCCCATCCGCAACAGGCGGCGGTCAAAATGTCATAGACAGTAGTTACAATCCTCTGTCAATCAACGAAGACTACTTCTTCCCCCAAACAGCAGAAGGTAGAGGTTCAAAAGTCGAAACACTTCCAGGCGGTACAAACCTAGGAGAGATTGATGACTTACGATACTTTACTAATAAGTTGGTACGCGGATTACGTATCCCAAGTTCGTACTTACCAACTGGAGCAGATGATTCAGCTTCACAATATAATGATGGCCGTGTTGGAACAGCATACATTCAAGAACTACGCTTTAATACCTATTGTGAACGTTTGCAAAACCTAGTAGTTGAAGAATTTGACACAGAGTTTAAACGCTACTTACTCGAAAAAGGTGTAAACATTGACACTGCAATGTTTGATCTTAAATTTCAACCACCACAAAACTTTGCAAGTTATAGACAAGCTGAAATTGATAACGCTCGTGTGCCAACGTATACGCAGATGAGTGCAATTCCGTATATCTCAAATAGATTTGCAATGCAACGCTTCTTAGGACTAAGTGAAGAAGAACTAGCAGAAAACGAACGGTTATGGCGTGAAGAAAACGAAGAGAATTTAGATCCAATTCCAGGCGATGCTGATTCAGAAATGCGTGACGCAGGTATTAGTAGTGCAGGAATTGCAGATGACTTAGGCGGAATTGAAGACGAAGCACCAGAAGGCGCCGGCGGCGAAGACGGCGGAGATGCCACAGCACCAGACACAGTTACAGGACAAGAGCTAGGAGCTCCGGCACCAGGAACTGAGCAAACGATATAAATACAATATGATACTTAGAGAATTATTTTATCACGACCCGGAAACTGTTGACTCTGTAGAAGACAAACGCTACGAGGCAGACTATGATGACTCGCCTATGAAAAAAGACGATACTCGCAAAACACGGTTAACTCTAAGCCAAATCAATCGAATCCGCAAAGCATCTGAGCTACATACAGAAGAAAAGCGCAAAGAACAAGAGTTCGTAAAGCAAATGTATGGTATAGCAGCAAACACAGAAGCCGGCGGAGTTTAATTATTGAAAAAAATAGCATTTGTGCTAGGCAATGGCACTAGTCGACAATCTATTGATCTAAATCAACTAAAAAACAAAGGCACTGTATACGGATGTAATGCACTGTATAGAGAGTTTGAACCAGATTATCTCGTAGCAGTTGACACAAAAATGATTCTTGAAATTAATAAAGCAGGATACCAGCACAATCACGAAGTATGGACCAATCCTAATCGTTCATTTAATAAAATGAATGGATTTAATTTTTTTCAAACTAGCAAAGGTTGGAGTTCGGGTCCAACCGCATTACATTTAGCCAGTGACCATGATGTAAAGGATATTTATATTTTAGGGTTTGATTACCAAGGTATCGATAACAAAGTTAATAATATATACGCAAGCACTTTTAATTACAAAAAAAGTCATGAAAAAGCAACATATTATGGAAACTGGCTTAGGCAAACTTGCATTACATGTCAGAAATATTCCGAAAAGAGATATATACGAGTGTTAGGAGAAAACGGTTTTATACCAAGTGAGTTTTCAAAAATTGATAATTTATCGCATATATCAATTGAAGAATTTAAAAAAATCTTTAATTTTTCCTAATATTTTCAAAAACGGCTCGTTTTGAGCCTATTTCTGCGTACTTTTCTGTTAATAGAGTAAATATATTATGACAGCCCCGTACAGGAGTTATCTTCTGTGCACCAAAAACATTTATAGGAGTTTAAAAATGGCAGATCAAAATAAATTTGAAAAGATGCTAGAGCTACTTGTTAACGAAGACAAGGCAGCAGCACAAGAATTATTTCACGAGATTGTAGTTGAAAAATCTCGTGACATTTATGAATCACTACTAGAAGACGAAGCAGAAGTTGATGAAGCTACTGACGAAGAAGTAGATGAAACAACAGACGAAGACCTAGATGAGTCAGACGACGAAGATGAAGATGAAGATGATCTAGAAGAAAACTTTGACCTAGATACTTTTGAAGTAGAAGCTGATGACGACATGGGCGGAGATCCAACTGACGACATGATGGCTGACCTAGGCATGGACGACGAAGGTGAAGAAGGCGACGAAGACGAAGGTGAAGAAGGCGATGTTGAAGATCGTGTAGAAGACCTAGAAGATGCGCTAGACGATCTAAAAGCTGAATTTGAAAAAATGATGGCTGGCGACGAAGGCGATGACGAAGGCGACATGGACATGGACGCTGAAGAAGAGCCAGAAGAAGAATCATTCGCGTTTGAAGCAAGCGACGAAGAAGTTGAAGAAGCAGCTGACGAAGAAGTTGAAGAAGCAGCAGACGAAGAAGTTGAAGAAACTGAAAAGTCAGCAGGCGAAACAATGCGTGAGTATGTAGAAAAAGTAAGTGCAACAATGGGCGACAATGGTGCAAATACTACGAGTGCAGTAGCAAAACCAAACGATATGGGCGGTACTGCTGCAAACTTAGCACAAGGTGCTGACGAAAAGGGTGGCAAAGCTGCTGGTCCTAAAGAAGACAATGCTGGTAACGTAAATGTTCCAGGTGCAAAAGCTTCGAAGTCAATGTCTAATGCTAAAGGCCACGGCGCAGAGAAAAAAGGCGCAGGCGAAACAGCTGACAACAAAACTTCTGTAGTTGGCAAATAATAGTAAGGATATCTAGATGAAAAACTTACAAGAGCATTTGACATTCAATCAAGCTAATATAGTGCTTGAGAATGCCAACGAAGGAAAGGATCTCTATATGAAAGGGATCATGATCCAAGGTGGTGTTCGCAACGCTAATCAGCGAGTGTATCCTGTAAATGAAATAGGCAGGGCTGTCAAAACTCTCAATGATCAAATTACTGGAGGATACAGTGTTCTCGGAGAAGTTGATCATCCAGAAGGACTTAATATTAATATTGACCGTGTAAGCCATATGATAACTGAATGTTGGATGGATGGTGATAACGGTTACGGTAAACTAAAAATATTACCTACACCGATGGGAAACTTAGTTAAAACAATGCTTGAAGCAGGTGTTAAACTAGGCGTCTCATCGCGTGGTAGTGGTAATGTAGCAGAAGACGGTAGCAATACCGTTTCTGATTTTGAAATAATCACTGTGGACGTTGTGGCTCAGCCTAGCGCCCCTGGTGCATACCCTACAGCAATTTATGAAAATTTAATGAATGCACGTGGCGGTATGAAGGCATGGGAATTAGCACAGGCAACAAAACACGACACAAAGGCACAAAAGTATCTTAAGGAATCACTGATTAACATAATCAGTAAACTCCAATGAAACAGGAGAATGTAATGATAGATGCACTAAAAACTCTATTTGAAAACGATGTTGTTTCATCTGAGATTAGAGAACAAATTGAAGAAGCTTGGAATACAAAGATTCAGGAAAACAAAATGCAGGCAACTGCTGAGTTACGTGAAGAATTTGCACAAAAGTATGAGCACGATAAGTCAACTATGGTTGAAGCTATTGACTCACTACTATCTGAGCGTCTTGCTGAAGAGATCGCAGAGTTTGCAGAAGACCGCAAGCAACTAGCAGAAGCAAAAGCAAAATATGCTGTTGCCCAACGTGAAAATGCAGATCTACTAAAGGGTTTCGTTGCTGAGAACTTAGCAGCTGAAATTAAAGAATTAAGAGCAGACAAAGTAGCAATGGCAGAATCATATGCCAAGCTAGAAGAGTTTGTTGTAGAATCTCTAGCAGGTGAAATTGCAGAATTTGCAGAAGACAAAAAAGACTTAGCTGAAACTAAAGTAAAATTAGTTAAAGAAGCTAAAACACACTTCGCAAAAGTCAAAGCTGACTTTATCGAAAGAAGTGCTACAGCAGTATCTGAAATGGTTGGTAAATCACTTAAAGGTGAAATTACTGCACTTAAAGAAGATATTGACACAGCACGTAGAAACGACTTTGGTCGTAAAATATTTGAAGCATTTGCAAACGAGTATACAACTTCACACTTGAATGAAAATTCAGAAGTAAGTAAACTAATGGGCGTACTAGCTGCTAAAGACAAGCAACTAGCAGAAGCCAAAGCATTTGCTACAAAAGCAAAAACTCTTGCAGAATCAGCAAACAAAGAGAAATCTCGTTTAGTTGAGTCAGCACGTAGAGAAAAGATTATGAACTCATTGATTTCACCACTTGGTAAAGATCAGCGTGAGATTATGACAGACTTACTGGAATCAGTACAAACTGATAGACTACAAAAGTCTTTTGACAAGTACTTACCATCGGTTATCGACGGAAATACTCCAGCAAAGCGCAAGGCACCACTAACTGAAGGCAAAGAAGTAACAGGCAACCGTACAGAAACAATGACAACTAAAGCAGACGACTCAAATGTATTAGATATACGCCGTCTTGCTGGATTAAATTAAGGAGATTATGATGTCAGAACTATTAGAATCACGCTGGAACGACACCAAAAACGCTCTTCTTGAAGGCCTGCAAGGCAACAAGAAGTCTGTTATGGCAGCGACACTAGAAAACACTCGCAAGCATTTGGCAGAGAGTGCAACAGCTGGTGCAACATCAGCTGGTAACGTAGCAACACTTAACCGTGTTATCCTACCTGTTATCAGACGTGTTATGCCAACAGTTATTGCTAACGAACTAGTCGGCGTACAGCCAATGACTGGTCCAGTTGGTCAAATCCACACACTACGTGTGCGTTACTCAGATACAGTTGCAGCTAACGGTGACGTTACTGGAACAACAGCAGGCGAAGAAGCTCTAAGCCCATTCAAAATTGCTGAGCAGTATTCAGGTGCAAACACAGGCAGAGCAGATAGTACAGCAGCACTAGAAGGCGCAGCTGGACGTAAAATGTCAATCCAAATCTTAAAGCAGACAGTTGAAGCGAAAACTCGTAAGTTGAGTGCTCGTTGGACTTTTGAAGCTGCTCAAGATGCGCAGTCAATGCACGGTATCGACGTTGAAGCAGAAATCATGGCAGCTCTTGCACAAGAGATTACTGCTGAGATCGACCAAGAAGTTCTTGGTTCGCTTACTACACTATCAGGTAATCCTGCACAAACTTACGACCAAGCGGCTGTAAGTGGTACAGCTACTTTCGTAGGCGACGAGCATGCTGCACTAGCAGTACAAATCAACCGCGTAAGTAACTTGATTGCACAGCGTACACGTCGTGGCGCAGGTAACTGGGCTGTTGTGTCACCATTCGCACTAACAATCCTACAGTCTGCAACTACTTCGGCATTTGCACGTACAACTGAAGGTACATTCGAAGCACCAACTAACACTAAAATGGTTGGTACATTGAACAACGCAATGAAAGTATATGTTAACACATATGCAGGCGATAATGCACCAGTGCTTATCGGTTACAAAGGTTCAAGTGAATCAGATGCAGCGGCATTCTACTGCCCATACATCCCACTAATGAGCTCAGGCGTTGTGCTTGACCCAACATCATTCGAACCAACTGTGTCGTTCATGACACGTTACGGATATGTTGAGTTGAACAACACAGCATCGTCACTTGGTAACGCAGCTGATTACTTAGGTAACGTTGCTATTACTAATGCAAACGTTAGCTTCAGCTAAG